CAAGGCATTAAACGAAGGACTCGGAACCAATAGAAAATTAGCACTTCTCCAGGCCGATCCTGCGGGGAGGTATGGTTTTCACAGGATTGGCCCGGACATTTTGGAAGGAGGGCGAGATAGTGGAGAAACATTATTGTGACGTTTGTGGCGCAGAGACGCCGGCGGGACGACGAAAGATGGTGGTTGAGATAGAGCAGATCCTGGAGGGCGCCGGGGTAGAAGATCTGTGCTGCAGTTGCCAGGAGAAGGCCAGGCAGGTGCCGTGGACTAACGTTGTGCGGGCGGCCATCTTGAACGTTGAGGAGGAAGAGGATTTTGTGGTGCAGGTAATTTAACGATTCATCGAGGAAGGAGGGCAGGCTAGTGCGCAGAGAATACATACCTCCGTACAGCGAGGAGATCCGCAAAGGAGCTATAACGAGTGACGAAGTAGCTCAGTGTCGGGAGGATCTGCGGATCGGCGCTGAGTTTGAGGTGGCGGACGCTGTGTGGAAAAAAGAGTGGGGAACGGGTACCAGACCAACGAAAAAAGGAAAGGTGATGGCCAAGTATCCACACGTAGTCATGTTGGACTGTGGGACATCCATCACCTATGTACAGATCTTGCAGCAGCAAAGATCACGAAAAGCTGTTTTAGATTAAAAATAAGCCGGGCGCGTGCCCGGCAAATAAAAACAAAGGACAAGAACATATGTGCGAGACAGAAGTAATAACTAAGCGGCGGACACCCGCCAAGATGATTCCGCCGCTCCAATAATACGCCTGAGTCCATTATATCCGACTCTGGCGGCCATTTCAAGAGGAGGATCATAATATGAGTACACAGACAGTGAGAACGGAAATTATCAACAATGTATTGGTGACAATGTCGCACTATATCGAGCAGCAGGCTGTTCTGATGGCCTTGGAGCAGGCCATACAGCGCGAGCTGGTGCGGGTCAACCTGGAGGAGATCACGACCCTGCCGGCGGAACGACTGAACCATGTGGATGAGCGCAACAAGTATCTGATTCAGCTGTTCATGGTAAAAAAGCGGGATTTGTCGAAAGAAACGCTTACCAGTTATCTGAACGCGGTTAAGCGGCTGATGGTTGAGATTAACGGGAAGTCGTTGGATCAGATGGATGAGACGGACATTGACTGGTACCTGACGCAGTACGAGCGCCGGAATGTCGCTGATGGCGGAAAAATGAATGCAGCGTCGACGGTCAACAACGAGCGCAGATTCCTGTCGGCCTTCTATACTTGGATGAGGAAGGCCAAGCTGATCGCGGATAATCCTGTGGAAAGCATTCCCGCAAAGAAGGTGCCGCGAAAACCGATTGATTACTATTCGGCGGAAGAGATAGCGCGTATCCGGGACGCCTGCAGGAACCCGCGGGAACGGGCAATCGTTGAGGTATTCCGCAGCACAGGAGCACGAGTGGGTGAGATCGCGGAGATTACCCTGGATCAGTTAGACCTTGAAACTGGAGACATTATGATCCAGGGTGAGAAGGGCGGCCGCTTCCGCACGATCTACCTTGATGATGACGCACGGTATTATTACAGGATGTATCTGGCTACGCGCAAGGATGACAGCCCATACCTGCTGCCACAAAGCCGCAGACCCTATGGGAAGATGAGCACGGAGGCGTATCGCAGTGTTATGAAAACCATTGGGCGTCGTGCAGGGCTGAAGTGCCGTGTATATCCGCACAAAATGAGAAAGACATTAGGGATGAATTTAAAAAATCGCGGTGTCGATCTGGGCATTATCCAGGAGGTGCTGGGACACGCCAATCCTGCGGTAACAAGTCAGTATTATGCACAGTCCACGCCCAAGACGCTGCGAAGCGTCAGGGAGCGGCTGGCAGTATAGGAGAGGATGGAAATGGAACAGGAAAAATTAACGGAGAACGAACAGAAAAAAGAGTTCCTGATGAGCTACCAGCTGGCCAAGAGAGACGTGACCAGGCTGGAGGAGCAGCTGGCGGAGCTGAGGATCGGCAAGATGTCCCCCGGCTGCGAGATCGGCGACGGCCTGCCACACGCCCACAACGCTACAGATCTGTCCGGGTATGCGGTGAAGGTGGATGAGCTGGAGCGAGAGATCGTGGCTGCGCGGTATCGGCGGATATGCGCGTTTGAGCAGGTGCGGAATTGTATTGAGTCGCTGGAGGATGAGCGGGAGAAACTACTGCTTACATATCGGTATTTGCGGGGATTGAAGTGGGAAGAGATTTGCGTGAAGATGGATTATAAGTGGAGGCAGGTTCATAGGATTCATGCAAGAGCACTAAAAAATTTAAAGATGGCATAGAATGGCACACATGACCTGTGCTATACTATAGGCAGTGAATTGGGTCCACCGGATATGGCGGGCCCTTTCTCATACCAATTTTGCATTCCCCCGCCGGGTGAAACTTAGACCGGTGGGGCCTCCATCCTTATAAATTGAAAATGTCTTTATTTTTCTATGGGTGTGCGCTATAATATAAAAAATAGCAAGGGGGAAATTTTATGAAAGAAAAAAAGAAATATGCTTTATGGATATTGTTTTGCATAATAGTAATTATTGTCAGTGTTATTTTTATCATTTATAATACTTCTCCAAAAATTGATAGAGAAGCAATGGCTACAGAAATAGCAGAATATGTTTATGGACTTGATAATGTTCAGGATATAAAAGCGGATGGCGATTCTATATTCAAGATTACAATAACAGGTGATTCATGGTATCATGCGGAAGATAAAGACAAACTTATATATTGCAAAGCTGTCAATCAAACGATTACAGCAATATGTCAAAAGTATAAGGCCATAAAGGATACTGAGAGGGCTAATGTATATTATTACGATGAATACGGAGTATTGCTTGCAGAACCATCCGAGACATCATATACATTGGAAAGTAACATTATACATTAGAAATTCATTGGCACCGGGATAATTCCTGGTGCTATTTTTGTGAGGTAATATAGTGGCTAAAGAATTTGCGAGAACATTTTATGATTCCAAAGAATGGAGAAAATGTAGGAAGTCCTTTATTGCTGAGCGAGTTGCCATTGATGGAGGGATGTGCCAGCATTGTCACGAACGATTGGGTTATATGGTACACCACACCGTTATGCTTACGCCTGACAATATAGGTGATCCCAATATTGCGCTTAACCACAACTGCTTGGAATATATCTGTAAGCCGTGCCATGATCGAGAGGAAGGACACTTCCTCTATAGAGAGCAGAAGCAGAGACGTTATATGTTTGACGCGACTGGAAATCCTGTTGAATTGTGTGAAAATTCAAAACAATTAAGATGATTAAAAAAGTTTGGTGCTCCCCCCTTCATCCAAGTCTGGGGTGGGAAGAATTTCACCGAGTCCCCAACATTAAATTTTACGCACGAAAATTTACAGTACCCCCTCCCAAATGAAAGGAAGTGAGAAAACATGGAGAAGAGTAAACGGATTAAGAGAGAGGAGAACAGATTAAAAAAGATATTCACTGGCGTGGAAGAAAATAAAAAGAGAACAGTAGAAGGATTGATTAAGCGGGCGGCGTTCATGCGTGCATCGCTGGAAGACTTCGAGGATGATCTGGATCAGAATGGTTTTACAGAGCCGTTTCAGCAAGGAGAACGGCAGGCACCCTATGATCGGAAGCGGCCAGCCGCGGATCTGTACAATACCATGAATACCGCATACCAGAAAATAATTAAGCAGCTTACAGATCTTTTACCTGATGACAAAAAGGGATCCGATGATCTTCTTGACTTCCTGGGCGGTGATCGGGGTTGACCGAGTTTGAGATATATTTTTCTGGAATCGCAGGCGGGAAAATAAATGCCTGTGAAAAAATGAAGCGGATCGCCGATATTCTGATGGAACAATACAATAATCCCGGAGAATTTCATTTTGACGAGGACATCGCCAAACGACATATTGATTTCATCGAACGATTTTGCAAAATCCCTACCGGCCGGCTGGGGCAGCCGCTAAGGCTAGAGTTGTTCCAGAAGGCCAGGCTTCAGGCAATTTTCGGATTTGTGGATGATAATAATATTCGCCAGTACAACGAGGTCTTGATTATCGAGGGACGAAAAAATGGAAAAACCACGGAGACGGCCGCAGTGGAATTGGATATGTTACTCAACGACCGGGAAGGGTCTCCGCAGATCTACAACGTTGCAACGATGTTAGACCAAGCGAAGCTGGGATTTAACGCGGCAAATAAGATGCGGATGCAGTCGCCGCTGTTGAAAAAACATATCAGGAAACGAGCGTCTGACTTGTACGCCAGTTTGAATATGGGATTTATAAAAGCGCTGGCCAGTAACGCCAATAGCCTGGATGGACTGGACACACACTGCGGAGTTATTGACGAGCTTGCGGCAATCAAAAACAGAGATATATATGACCTGGTAAAACAGTCAATGGGGGGGCGGAAACAACCGCTCCTTTTTTGCATCACAACTAATGGGTTTGTGCGGGAGGGAATTTTCGATGCACAGTACAAATACGCCGCGGATATCCTCGACGGGAAGGCACAAAATAAGAGATTCCTGCCGTTCATTTATGAATTGGACAGCATTGAAGAATGGACGGACGAAACTTGCTGGATCAAGGCCAATCCTGGTCTGGGCACTATAAAAAGTTGGGACTATCTGCGGCAGATGGTCAGGAAAGCGCAGGATGATGAAACTTTTAAGCCGACTGTTCTGGTAAAAGATTTCAACATGAAACAGACGTCTGAGGCGGCATGGCTGCGGTATGAAGATTTTGAAAATACGCAGACCTTCTCTGGCCCGTTTCGATACGGAATTGGAGGGATGGATGCAGCCGATTCTGTAGATTTAAACGCCGCCAAGGTATTGTGTATGAGGCCGGATGACCCGAACATATATGTCTACCAAATGTACTGGATTCCGCAGTCGGTACTGGACCGACAGGAGTTGAGTGGCGATCGAAAAGGACGAGACAGCGTGCCATATCAATTGTGGAAGGATCAAGGTATTCTGCGTACGGTCCCCGGAAACAAGGTGAATAAGCGGGTGATTTTGGACTGGTTTTGCGAATTGCGTGAGAAGGAAGATATCTATGTCATGTACATTGGCTACGATCCATGGCACATTGATGATTCCATGCTGCGTGAGTTTCAGATGGAATTTGGGGAAAAGTCTATGATTCCAGTTCGGCAAGGCGTGATTACGCTTAGCCAGCCAATGAAGGAACTGAAAGCTGATTTGCAGGCCAAGAGAATTATATATAACGATCATCCAATCGACAAATGGTGTTTCTTTAACACGTCCGTTAAAACTGACGTAAACGGAAACATCCAACCGGTAAAGGGGCTGGATTCGCGGGGAAGGATCGACGGTACAATGGCGCTGATTGACGCGTATAAGGTTTTGCAGGATAAAATGGATGAAATTCAAAGTCTGATTTAGGAGGTGGTAAGACTGGGAATCAGAAATTTCATTGCAAAAAAGCTGGCGAATGTGACGACTGGGTCAGCATTTAAAATGATTACGGAAACCGGCAACGGGTTTGCCGCGTGGAATGGGGCGGTATATGACAGTGATATTGTCAGAAGCTGTATTCGCCCGTATGCGAAAGCGATAGGGAAACTACAGGCAAAGCACGTAAGACGTTTGAATCAAAACGTTAGTGTGAATCCGGACCCGTATATGCGATTTCTTTTGGAGGAGCCCAACCCGTATATGGGAGGACACACCATGTTGGAGAAGGTAGCCACACAACTGGCGCTGAACAACAACGCGTTCATTCTAATTGTACGGGACGGGAATGGAATTCCGGAACAGCTATACCCGGTTCCTGCAATCATGGCAGAAACGAAGTTTGTGAACCAGGAGCTGTATTTGAAATTCACATTTCTGAATGGAAAAAATATGACGGTGCCATATTCACAGGTAATACATATCCGGAATGATTTTAATGACAACGATATTTTTGGAGAGTCCCCGTATAAGGCGTTGTCCCCGCTGATGGAGGTCGTTACAACAACGGATCAGGGGGTTGTGAAGGCAATCAAAAACAGCGGAATAATACGGTGGCTGCTGAAATTCAACACACCCATGCGGCCTGAAGATCTGAAAGAAAATGTGCAGCAGTTTGTTGATAACTACATGAGCGTTTCCAGTTCGACGTTCGGTGCCGCCGGGGCCGACGCCAAGGCGGATGTGATTCGCATTGAACCAAAGGACTACGTTCCGAACGCACTAATTCAAAACAGCACAAAAGAGCGGATTTACGCGCTGTTCAACACCAATGACAAAATCGTCCATTCTAACTACACGGAGGATGAATGGAACAGTTATTTTGAAGCAGTTATAGAACCGGTTGCAACACAGATGATGGAGGAATATACCAGGAAACTATTCACGCGACGCGAACGTGGTTTTGGGAATGGAATATATTTCGACGCAGCAAATTTGCAATGCGCTAGTCTTACCACAAAATTGGCACTTCAGGCTATGGTAGATCGCGGAGCCTTGACGCCAAACGAGTGGCGAGAAACATTTAATCTGGCGCCAGTCCCGGATGGAGATAAGCCGTTAAGACGTTTGGACACGCAAACGGTCAATGAAATCCACAGGCTATTGAACCATATGGATTTGGACAACGCAGAAAAAACGCGAAAAGACATATTACAACTTTTGAAGTTGGGAGGTGATGAAAATTTCAAAGAGAATTGATGTTAAAGGGCAGATTGTAAATTCGAGCAATAGCATGGTGTACGATTGGCTAGGAATCGAGAATACGTCTCCCCAAAAGATTGTTAAAGCACTAGCAGAAGCAGGAGGTGAGGATATAGAAGTATATATCAATTCACCTGGTGGGGATGTGTTCGCAGGGTCAGAAATCTACACAGAGTTACGCAGCTATGGAGGAAAGAAGTTGATCCGGATCACAGGAATTGCAGCAAGTGCAGCGTCGGTGATCGCTCAGGCGGGGGAATGTGAGATAAGCCCAACTGGAATGTTTATGATCCATAATGTACAGACGCGTGCAGCCGGTGACTACCGTGTGATGGACAACACAGGGGATGCGCTTAGAGCAGCGAACCAGGCTATCATGAACGCCTATGTCGAGAAAACCCACAGGGATCCGGAAGAGCTTCAGGCATTGATGGACCGCGATACATATCTTTCGGCGCAGCAAGCCGTAGAATACGGATTTGTTGACAGGATGATGTTTCAGGATAGTGACGCGATCCCTATGCAAAATGGGTTTGGCGAGATTCCAGAGGATACCATCGAAAAAATTCGTAATCTGATCAAAAATCATAATGTAAACGAATCTGGGAATGGCGAGACAAGAAAATATGCGGCTGCAAGATTAAAATTTTTGAATTTGAAGGGAGAAAAAAACTATGACAAGAGCAGAGTATGAAAACAAGAGAACGGCGCTGATGAATGAGGCGAAGAGTCTGATCGACGAGGGGAGAATTGAGGAAGCTAATTCTAAAATGAACGAGGTGACCGGTCTGGACGAAGAGTATGAGAAGACCGCAAAAGCAATGGCCAGCATGAAGGCATTGCAGAATCCTCCGGCACCGCTTACCGGGTACGGAGAAGGCGCGGGATTTGGCGGAATTCATGATAAGGCAGACAATGTATATGATTCCACGGAATACAGAACTGCATTTATGAATTATGTGCTGTCCGGCGTGGCAATTCCGGAAAAATTTCGCAATGCATCTGCTGTCACCAAAACCAGCGACGTAGGAGCCGTGATCTCCCCCGCAGTGCTGAATAGGATTGTAGAAAAGATGGAATCCTCCGGCATGATTCTGCCGATGGTTACTAAGACTGCGTTTGCGGCCGGCGTAACGGTTCCGACTTCCAGTGTTAAGCCGGTAGCAACCTGGGTAGCAGAAGGTGGAACCAGCGACAAGCAGAAAAAGACGGTCGGTCAGATTGACATCAAGGGTTACAAACTGCGTTGCGCAATTGCGATGTCGTTGGAAGTTTCTGTAATGTCACTTCAGGTGTTTGAGACTGTATTTGTGAATAATGTCTCTGAGGCTATGGTGAAAGCGCTGGAAGGTGCATTTATTTCGGGTACTGGATCCGGGCAGCCAAAGGGCGTGCTGACCGAAAGTGTGGAAGCAGATCAGAATATTAATATCGCTGCGAACGCAGATGTGTCTTACCAGACGCTTGTCGAGGCAGAGGCTGCGCTTCCGCTGGCATATGAAACTGGCGCTGTATGGAACATGACCAAGAAAACGTTCATGAAATTTGTTGGTATGGTAGATTCAAACAAGCAGCCGATTGCCAGAGTAAACTATGGCATTGACGGTAAGCCGGAGAGAAGTCTTCTGGGCCGCCGGGTCGTACTCAACGACTATATGACGAGCCTGGGGGCTACGATCACGAAGGATACCGTTGTGGCGTTCCTGTTTGATTGGTCCGATTATATGTATAATACTAACTATAATATGACCATTAAGACATACGAGGATAACGACACCGAAGATCAGGTAACCAAGGCGGTTTTGATCTGTGACGGTAAAGTGATTGATAAGAATTCGCTGGTCACCGTCACCAAGAAGAACGCATAACCCAGGAGGAAAATTGATGGATCTGAAAATTGATGTATCGCAAGAGGAGCTTCGAACCATGCTGAGGATCCGTCACGACCGGCTGGATGAGGAGTTGCAACAGTTAAAAGCAGCGTACTTGTCGGACATTGCCATGTGTGGGGTTAGAAGGATTCCGGAGGACCCCGCACTGGCAAAAGCCTGCCTGCGATTATACCTCAGATGGCAGGAAAATTATAACGGTGAGGCAGATCGCTATAAAACTGCTTACGAAGGAACAAAGATTGCAATGTCATTGGCAGAGGAATATAGGGGAGTAACATGAGAAATGATGTATGCACGCTGATTGGGCTGATTGTACAAGAAAGTGAAGTAACCCGGGTTGAAAAAGAAATATACTGCCGGCGGAAATCATCCACACGTTCTGAATTTTACAGTGCATACGCCGTAGGGTTGAGACCAAAGTTCCTGTTTGAAATTGATCCATTCGATTGGGAGGCGGTGGTGGAGCAGCTGCCGGAAGGAACTGGACCAACAATATTGCGGTACGGAAAAATGGAGTACAACATCCTACGGGGATACCAGACAGATGAGAGTACGTTGGAGTTGACAGTGGGGTGATCTATGAAAGTAAATGTCGATTATGAAGAAGCTGTAATGTCCATTGATGAAATGATCGAAAACCTGCCGAAGCAGCTTCGGGAAAATGAAAAGGTCGTGCTGCGGAAAATTGGAGCGCTTGTCCGTGGAAAAGTGGTGCAATTTTTGCACGATTCCGGGGTAGAAGTTCGTGCTAAGCAAATTGCGCCATCGAATTATGACGGAACTAGGCCATATGTGCACATGAAAGATGATGTGCAATATGCGGTCAAAAAAGATAAGCAGGGAAATCTCTACGTCAGTGTGAAAGGCGGGAAATACACTGGGTACAAGTGGGCGCCCGTAGATGTTGGGCATATTGCCAGGGACGGAACAACCTATGTCCCTGGCTTAAATTTTGTCGGTCGGGCGGTGAACGCGTCAGAAGGGGAAGTAGAAAAATTAATTGACGACATGCTTAAGAAGGTGGCGGAAAAATGAATGTTGAACAATTATTAAAGGACAACCTGAAAATTCCACCGGTTGAAGCGTTTTCCCCAATTATTCCCCCGTGTTTTACCTGGAATCGGATAGCTGAAAATCCTGGAATTATGGGTAACGGGAAAGAACGTGAGACAATTGTACAGTTTCAAGTTGACATATGGGGAATGAAACGGGGGGATGTGGAGCATATGGCGAGACTGGCCAAAAGGTTGATTGCCGCCGAACCGTATACCACAGTCCCGGGAATATCATATGGATATGATGTCAACGGTAAATTGTGGCGAGGGACAATTTATTTTTCAAATATCGAGGAGGAAAGTTAAATGACAGGAAATAAATCAACGAAAGCGAACCGGATCAATATAGTAGATCCGGTGTATGCTGTCATTCAGTCCGATACAAAAGAAGGTACGACGTACGGGGAAGTAAAGAAATTGGGCGCTGCAATGCAGGTGCAGCTCACTGCGTCAATTTCATCCGGAGTACTGTACGGGGATGGTGTGCAGCAGGAAAATATCTCAAAATTGAACGGGATCGCCCTGGTGGTCGATGTGAACAAGATTAATATTGAGGACAGATCAGCGATACTGGGAAACAAGTATGAGAATGGGGTTATCCATGAGCGGGCAGGAGATGAGGCGCCATATATTGCGGTTGGCTACAAAGTGGAACAGACAAACAAAAAAGTTGAGTTGATTTGGCTGTTAAAGGGACGGGCGCAGCCGACCAACAGCAGTGTGCAGCAGTCTACCGAAAATTTTAATTTTTCGACTGATTCTATCACGGTCAATTTTATTCCACGGGATTCCGATAAGGAATTAAGGTTTTTTGCGGATTCTGCGAATGGAGATCTTACGCAGTCCCAGATCGACGCGTGGTTTTTGACTGGGCCGTCTAAGGCCCCGATTCCGACGGCATGAGGTGAATATGAAAAGGACAATTTGTGTTCAGGAAGCAAATGAGGTTGACATCGTATTCCAGGACCGTACCTATACTGCGACATTCAACATGCGGTCGGTCCTGTATTTACAGGATGAATTGTCAAAAATTGGAGTTGCGGAAATCCCATATGAGCATTTCGCGGCATTGGCGTTATATGCTGGAATAAAAGTCAATCATCCGGACTACACGCTGGAAGAGGCCAATGCACTTGCGTTGACTCTGCGTCCCTATGATCTACAGGAGATCATGGGGGAATATTCGAAATCGGCCAACGGAATTGATTTAAAAGCGCAGGATGAACGCACAAAAAAAATGATCGCTCAGATTTTGAGGGGCGCTGTTGGACCGCAGAAGATCTGACATTCGATTTTGACATGATCTATTATATCTACTGTGTGAAAATGAAAATGTCTGAGCGTAATTTTTGGAGCAGCCCGCTAAAAAAAATAACAAAGCTGATTGATATGTATCAAGATGAAGAGATGTTAAAGATCAGCGAGATTAATCACGAGGACTATACCCCAAAATATTTTCACGAGAAACCCCAGTTGATTCAGTCCATGCGAGAAGTGGAGGGATTTGCATAATGTCATCAAACTACAAAAAGACAATCGTTTTGGGCTTGGACTACTCGGAATTTTCGGGCGGAATATCGGAATGTAACAGGAAAATGGGGCTATTGGATGCCGAAATGAAACTGGCCCAGGAGCAGGCTAAGGGATACGGTGACGAGACTGACCAGTTGAAGATTAAGCAGGAAGCCTTGTCACAAAAAATCGTTCTGCAAAGAAAAATCGTACAGGAGCAGGCCAAGGCATATGACCAGGCAATGTCATCCGGGAAGAAAAGCGAGAAGCAAATAGATTCACTGGATAAAGCCTTGCTGAATAGCCGGACTACGCTGCAAAAACTGGAAAATGAATTTAAGGATAACAATAAGCAGCTGGAGGAGTTCGCCAAAAAAAGCAAGAAGGGAAAAGAAGAACAACGCAGTTTCGGAGATACTATACGTGATGTTGCGGGTTATATCGGCGTGTCTGCGAGCCCGGCAGTGGAGGCATTTGCCGAAAAATTTGATGCGGTAGATGAGAATGTTGGTAAGGCAGTTCTGACAGTTGGAACGATGATAACAACGCTGGGCAGTTTGACGCTCAAATCGGCGGAGCACGCAAAAGAAATCACGAATGTGTCCCAAACGATGGGAATGACTACAGATCAGTATCAGGTATGGGATTACATTCTGAAATCGGTTGGCTATGATGCCGAAAGCGCTTCTGGAGATTTGGCTGCATTGGCCGAAAAAGCAAAGGACGCCGCCGAAGGTGGAAACGACAGCGCAAAAACATTCCGAATATTGGGAATTTCATTAAAGGATAGCCACGGGAATTTAAAAACGCAAAATCAACTTTTTTCGGAAGTTATCAATTCATTATCCAAAATGAAAGATGTTACAACACGAAATGCAATCGCAAGTGATCTGCTTTCAACTACCGGAGAAAAAATAATTCCGATTCTAAATATGACTTCAGAGGAGTTCAAAACGCTTGCTAAAGCGGCATATGAATCGGGATATGTTATGAGCGGAGACACGCTGGATGGATTTGGAGATCTCAATGAGGCAATGACAGAGTTTAAGGCTACTCAGGAAGGATTAGCAAATAGCTTTGCCGTGGCCTTGCTTCCTATGATGACGGCCTTGTTTTCAGCAATTTCGGAAATACCTACGCCCGTGTTGCAGTTAGTTATTACACTGACAGGAACCATAGCAACGGTTGTGGCAGTAATGAAGGCAGTGGATTCAACTATTGGAACATTCGGTAAATTCGGGGAAATGTTAGGCGGAATTGACGCGAAAACACTAAAAACCACAGGAATTATATTGGGTGTGGTTGCGGTGCTAATTGCGCTGGCGGCCATTATTGCTGTGATTATTGGAAAAGGTGACGATCTTGGCAGAACAATGGACAGTGTTTCATCAAGTGTCAGTAATATCAGCGCGGCGGCCCAGGGAGCTAGAACCCAGTATCACGCAAAAGGAACAGAATACTTTGGTGGAGGAGAAACCTGGGTAGGTGAAGAGGGACCTGAGCTGGTAAGTCTCCCGAGAGGCAGCCGGATATACAGTAACAAGCAATCAAAATCAATGTATGGTGATACATATTACATAACAGTAAACGCTAAAGCGGATGAAATTAGTAGTGTTCAGAAACTGATTAATATCGCGAAGCAGGAACAGACTGCACTACGTGTTGGGACGGTGAGATTATAATGACAACTACGAGGGTGACTTGTTTCAATGATCACGGCTATAAATATGACGGAACCACATCAGAAACCCTGGCGGAGCTGCTGGTTGGCGCGGATTATGCGGGGGCGGCTGGAAATTTCCGGGAACAGCTGGCTGCACTTCAGTTTGCCTTGCCACAGCTGAATGACCAGAATATTACATCGGCAAAATTATATCTGTACGTGAAGGAAACCAAAAGGCTGGTTGAAATCGAGCCGCAATTTTGGGACATTCGAGAGCGGGTTACAACGAAATCATACAACACGTTTCTAAGTCTGTATGAAAGCAGTTATGTTGAATCCGGGTCTGACACAAAATCGTTTGATTCCGATAATACGATCTATAATGCCTGGATAGCACTGGATATAACGGGCCTGGTGATCGGGAACAACAACAACCAGACATTTTCGGTTATTCTGCGCGACGTAGACCAGGAGGAGTGGGGGAACGTCCCTGCTCTGCGACACTGTGTAATTTCGTCTATCGAAGGTGGTAACGCGCCGTACATTACTATTGAACATGAAAACGCTACGCCGTTTCGTCCAACGATTCTGTATCCGGATGGAGATGTGATTGGAAATTCTGGAAACATAACATTCAGATGGAAATATAATGCAGGTGTATCCGCAGGGCAAGCAAAATATGAGTTCGGATGGAGGATGCAGTCAGCTACACAGTGGAATACTACTACTGTTACCAGCGCGAACCAGCAGCATACAATGAACGCTGCACTGTTCGCAAACGGTATCGTGGAATGGCGAGTCCGAACCTACAATCAGCTGGGAATGGCGTCAGAGTATTCCACGGGTCAGTTTTACGTAGTAGGTAAACCAGGGAATCCGGTGATTACTGGCGTAAAAAATGACGCCCTGACCGAAATAACCTGGTCGGCGCAAAAAACAGAGGAATCCAGTGCTAGGATCCGGATCATCAAAGACGGAACCGAAATATATAATAGCGGGATAATATCTGGAGGAATTGAGGATGCACATCGTCCCAATATCATATTGCCGAATGGAACCTACTCGGCTATCCTGTCCATTGCAAATATATATGATCTATGGTCAGACCCAGTACCGAAAGCATTCACGATCAACCGAATCCGGCCAGCGGTTCCCGTATTGAAAGCGCAGAGTTATGGGGACTATGTAGAGTTGTATTTTACAGGTGATACCAATATATATTATATCTACCGAGCTGAGGAAGATGGAGAGTTTCAGCCGATCTGCCGCCTGGAGGCCGGATATAGATCCGCATATATGTATCAGGATTTTGCGGTCAAAAGCGGGAAAAAATACCGATATTATGTCAGGGCCTATAACGGTGGGATTGCGGATAGCCATCAAGCAGATGTATATGTCAGATATGATGGGTATTATCTATCATGTGTTGCAGATATGAAAAAAAGAGTCAATCTCATTCTATCTGAATCGGAGGAATATATTCCTTTAAGTATTGCGCGAAAAAACGAAAATTACTTGTTACAATATCTTGGTAGAAAATATCCGGTGAAAGAGGCGGGGGAATTTGCGAGCTGCAGCTTACAGATAACCGCATTCATATACAGAAAAGAGGCCGAAAAGCTGAACGAAATCATGGGGATGAATGATATATTCTGTATTAGAGGCCGCGGCATATTGATGTTTGCCGATATATCTTCAGCCGGTTACATCAATGCATTTTTTGATCAAGGTTTTGTTGTATCGTTAACGCTTGAGAAACTGGATTATGATGGGGTGATCAGTTATGTATGATCTTGCTTTCGAAAATTATTCACATGATGAGATTCTTAAAATGCTTTCCGGACATAGAACAGTAGCTTTTGAATATGAATTAATGAACAACGAAGAAAAGGTTATTACGATGCTTGAACGGGCAGAGTGTAGTATATCATTTAACAGCACTGCTGAGATTATGGGAACTGCAAGTCTTACATTTCGGGAAATAAAGGATAAGCATTCCTATACAGACATGCGTGTGCGCCCATGGTTCAAGCTGCTTCTTCCAAACCGCAACTGGGCGCGCTTCCCACTAGGAATATATATTCTGACAACGCCCACACGCAAGGATGATTCTGGATCGGCCTATGTGGATGTAGAGTGCTACGACAAAACGATTATACTGCAGGAAGATAAACTGACAGATCGGCTGTTCATACAGGCAGGCGCCAATTATGTGAACGAGATCCGGAAGGTGCTGATATCATCCGGAATCGAAAAATCAATCATAACGGGATCGGAACTGACGCTGCCGGCTGATCAGGAGTATGAGATTGGAAGCAGCAAGCTTGAGGTGATTAATAGTCTGCTGAAAGCAATTAACTATACACCAATTCATTTTGACCGAAATGGCAACGCAACTGCTGAGCCATATGTTGAGCCAGACCAAAGGGCTGCGGAATACGGATATTCAACAGATGATAATAGTCTGATATTAGCTGGCGGGAATCAGCAGAACGATCTCTATAATATTCCAAACGTGATCATACGTTATGTGGACAGTCCGGATCAGGAGGCCTTGAGGGCGGAATATATTAACAATGATGATAGCAGTCCGTTGAGCATTGGGCGCAGAGGGCGAAGGATTGTAGATGTAGAACCGGTTGATGATATCGCGGATCAGGATACACTAAATGCCTATGTTCGTAGGGTAGCTTTTGAAAAAACGCAGATCAATGACAGCGTCGTGCTGCCAACTGCACTAATGCCTCACCATGAATACAGGAACTGTATATTTGTGCGGAATGACCGGCTGGGTGTTACATCAAAGTATATTGAGTATGCCTGGTCAATGACGTTAAGCGCCGGGGAAATGATGTCGCATACACTGAAGAAGGTGATACGATTATGATATACAATTCAGCACTGGAAAGGGCACAGGACTATGATAAGGAATATAGGACCAACAATTCTGCGTTCCGGATGGCAATAATAACTGCAATACATGATGGAAGGCCAATCATACGGTTTTCAGGAGAGACAAAACCAAGTCAAAAACCGTATAAAAGGCTGGCTGCGTATAATCCGGTGGTTGGAGATAGGGTGATTCTGGCAAAGCTGGGCGGCAGTTATGTTATACTTGGAAAGGTGGTATAGATGAATACATACTACATCGAGCTCGATTTTGTTCGAGCAGAAATAAAAGAGACCGGGATAGCGATTTCACAAGGCGACTATGGAAGAGTAAAGTTTTCTATTGCAGTAAAAAAAGATGGGGAAATTATAACCGATGCCGCTTCAGCCGATATTTCGTTCCAGCTGACCAATGGGTACATCGTACAGGGGGTACTTTCAGGGGCGGCGGGGTTATATGATTACATTTTTCAGGGAAATGAGCTCCAGGCACCGGGGAAAACGATAGCAACTGTAACACTTAATTATGCTGACGGAAGAACGTCGAGTGAAGCATTTTCATTTGATGTAAGATATAATCCGCTGTACGGAAGATTCATTGACGCTGGTCCGTATATAACAGATCTGGAAAATATAAAGAGTCAGGCACAGACATATGTGGAATACCTTGAAAAGCTTATTGAGCAGATCAAGCTGGAAATGGGTCAGACTGCGCTAACAAAAGAATCGTTGGCAAATAATTTTGACATCACAGAAGAGGGTGTTAAAGCATTAGATGCTGCCGCCGGGCGAGCATTAAATCTAAATAAAATTGACAAGACAGCGATAGTTCAGACTGAAAGCACGGACACCACCACAGTGCCGTCCAGCGCCTATTTCAAGCAAGTCACTGATCGGGTAATTAGTGATTTTGGTGATTTGGCAACTGATCTGTCTAATGTTCACACAGCGTTAGACCCGCTTAAATCCTATTACGTGAATAATATGGACAACAGCATCGTCAGTAAGGTTAATATTGTGTTGTGGGATGTGAATACAGCGAGTACACCGTTTAAAACAGGCAATACCAACCGCGGGAATGGATTTTGCATTACATACAATTCTGGAGAGCCTTACCTTTGTCAACTCGCTATGGCCGTAGGCGACTCTAATTTGTTTACTCGGCACCGCGGCCCGGAGGGATGGAGCGGATGGACTACCAAATGATCATTATCTGTAGTATACACTATAGCTACATACTGAGGATGAATCTGTGCCATCGTTGGTATAGGCCACCACAAGGCTGATAAGCAATTTTGTGGCTTTGAAACCCACGAAAGAGTTATCAGATTGTGTAACATAATGTGAAGTTGAAAAGTTCTTCCATTCATCTGTCAAGAAAGCATAAGGAACATAAATAAACGTGTTATACGATGTTCCAGTATTTGCGATAATAAGTAATTCTTTGAACTTGGATGGTAAATTACAGTTGCCAATACCCTGCACAGAAAAGGCCAATTTCCATTCTAAATCACTATTCAGCCGACGACAAAATGGCGGCCTTCAGGCGGGCAAGCTCCAGGTTCGCCGCGGCGGCCTCGTCGCTGATGTAGTGGGTGCCGGAAAAATTAATGCAGTCGTCAGGCAGCAATGCCATTGCTTCCCATACCGCTTGCGCGGCCTCAATGGATTGGTAGATCACGTAAGAATTATAGACCATTAGACACCTCCGGGTGTGAGATTATCAGATAGGCCCATTGTAATCCCTTGGGCCGAAAAATGCAACCGAAAACCGGGCCTCACAAGGGCCTTATTTTATTGCCCGGCGGGAGCTGGGCGGAAAGGAATTGAACTATGAAAGACACAATGATTTTGCATGATGGAACCGTGATCGAGCTGGAGACTGGGGCCTCCCTGAGAGATATCCGGGTAGTGGCGCCGGATCGTGTGGCTATGGCGGCCACATGGGCCAAGCTGACGCCGGAGAATCTGGCCGTAGTCCAGGTTAAGAACGAGGCCGGACTGACGGCGGGGAACTATACGGACCTGGTGCTGGACGACGAGACGTCTAAGGTGGCCGCCGATGGCACTGTGCTTACCAGTTACCGCCTGCGGCCCAAGACTGACCTGGAGAGGCTGGAGGAGCGCGTGGGAGCTGTTGAGGAGACAACCGACATCCTGACTATGGACGCACTGACGGGAGGTGAGACGGTATGATTAAGACATTGACGCGGATATACAATGAAACTAAAAATGAGGCATATCTGACCGCGGCGGTAGCCAAACGGTGGATTACTGAAGCCGAGAAGGCCCAGATCATGGCAGCATAAGGCGACAGTCTTGGTTAGGAGGTTTTGCCGTTGGAGTATGTGCAAATGGTATTGTCCATATGTGGCGCAATTAGCATAATCGGAGGGGCCGGGGCGGTCATCGTTAAGGTGATCAACCCGGCCTTCAAGCTATCGAAAAGAGTGGAGCAGTTAGAGATTCACACTGAAAAGGATTACAAGCGGTTGCTGGCCTTGGAAGAAATGCAGAAACAGCAATCAAAAAGCCTGGCTGCTTTACTTAACCATCAGATTACAGGTAATGGGATTGAGAGCATGAAAAAGATTCGGGATGAACTGCTGGAATCGATAATTGACAAATAGAAAGCGGGGTAAATGAATGAAAGAAAAAATTGCAAAACTGATCGATGTTAAATCCATTATGACGTTGGCATTGACCGGCGGGTTTATCGGCTTGACCTGCGCCGGGGAGATCACAGGAGAGCAGTTCCTCACAATTTTTACAATGATTGTAGGGTTTTATTTCGGGACACAGTCCCAGAAAACAGGCAACAAGGCATAGAAGGAGGTGATCCGACTATCTCCCGCCGGCAGGGTGAGAGCCGGGAACATATCAACCAACAACTGAAAGGAGAGTAACATGGAAGAGATCAAGAAGGAAGAGAGATTACACAGAGATTGCGAACCGCATGACGCGGAGCACTGCGACATCAACGACCATAACAATCTGTCCCCCGCGGATGACGATTGCGGTCACACGGTTCCCGGTCCTGGACCGGGCGAGGGTAAGCCGAAGTATGAGGGTGGCGCTCCCATCTGGCAGAACCAGGACCCGGATCATGGCCCTGGCGTAACTGAATAATTGGTTTTTTCTGGCCCTGGGTGATCCCCGGGGCCATATTATTAGGAGGTGCACAGTGACAGCACATGAGAGACGGGCGGCGGTGGCCGCCAAGTATGGGACACTGATCGGCCGGAATCTGTACAGCCAGCCGTTGAGGGATTATTGCTTCAGGAAGTACAAGGACGGCAACTACTACAGCGATTGCAGCAGTTCCATCTGCTATACTTACCAGGAGGCCGGGGAGGGCTGGGGAGTCACGAATACCGCCGGAATGTATGCGTCCAGCAGGTTGGAGACGGTGGACGTGCCAATTTCCGATGGGGTTCCGGCGGCGGATTGTTTGCGCCCGGGAGATATGCTGCTGTATGCCGGCAACGACGCCAGCCGCCCCAAGCGGATCGGCCATGTGGAGATGGTATACAGCGTGGACGGCGATAAGGTGATCTTATGCGGCCACGGCAGCGGGCGGCCATCCTACAAGGATATGGCGGCGTACTGCCGCAGCAGATACAATACCCTGGCCCCTGGCGGATGGCGCAAGGGTCTTGTATGCGTCCGCCGGTACATCCTGGACGACTCGGAGCCGGTGCAGCCCGCATACATTCCGGGATGGCACCAGGAGGAGGACGGTTGGCGCTACTATTTGGGGACGGACGGATTTTTCGTTCGAAACGCCTGGTATCAGGACACCAACGGCAAGTGGTACTGGTTTGACGGCTCCGGCCGGATGGTACACGACACCTGGTATTGGTACAAGGATCACTGGTATTATCTGGGCGGTGACGGGGCCATGTGTACGGGCCGCCTGACGCTGGACGGCAAGTGGTATGTCCTGGATGATGAGGGCCGGATGATCACCGAGCCGGTGACGCTTACGCCGGATAAGGACGGCGCTTTGCGGTATCCCGGGCTAGGAGAATAGTATAAAATTAGTTGAAAAATGCCTCCAGATGTGGTATAGTAATGGTGTCGAAAGACATGTCGCCAGACGGTGGATGGGACCGTCAATGACGAGTGGGAACCCTAACCTTCCCGCGTGGATTGAAATAATTAAATATTTATGTGTGGCGGAAACGCCAAAAAGAAAAAAGCACTCATCGAGAGTGCTTTTTTTCTTGCGATTTTTGAATACGTTCCCATTGTTCAGGATACGTTTCTTGATACCATTTTAGGAAATTCCCGAACACTTCTTTTTCTGCGGATTTTCTTGCTCTTATTGCGTCCTCCATATTCAAATATATTCCCAAATGATATTGCTTTCCTTTAAAAAAAATATATGCACGATATTTTCCTAACTTACTGTAGTAAGATACGCCGGTAACTCCAGTTGTACTATTTTTATTTGTTGATCTCTCCCCATGTATCTGAATAATATTTGTATTTTCAACATAAGAAATTGACATAATTTCTTTTCCCATTGCCAAGTTCTTTTTAGCGCATTCAGAGCATTGACTGGCCTGGCCGCACTTGATTCTGGCGAGTGGAATATAACAAAAATTGCCGCATTTTAAGCACTCGCACTGTACAACAGGGACATTGTTTTTTCCAAAGTGGTCAAATTTTATTATCTTCAAATTTCCGTACACGGCGCCGGAATATGAATTGGTTTTCTTTATGCGATCTTCATTTCTCAAAGCCTCCCTGCATTGCGGACAGCCTTGGTCCTGATATTTAATAATTTGACTACCGTCGTACTCAAACATATTTTTGCATTTCTCACATTTGCACAAATACGTTTTCATATTGTGGGTCGACGCTGCTTTTGAGACGGATAAGACTGTTATCGATCCATATGTTTCTCCCAGGATTATTCTTTTCTGCGATTTACGCATATATCACCCCTCCCGTCTATTGGTTCATCTGGCACATATTCTATTAATTCCTCTATTCTACACCCGGACAACCGACATATTGTGTCAATGGTTTTCAGATTTACCAGCTTTCCATCACGGATGTTCTGGAGTGATCCCTCTGGGATCAATTTTTCTTTACGAATCAGCGCCGTGCTATAACCGTTGCACTTCATTTTTTCAAACACATCTTTGTATATAATCATTAGTCCCCTCCTATTATACAAATAGTCTAACACACTATGGAAAATAAATCAACACATTTAAATGTGTACCATCTGCACAATAAACTACACATTTATTTGTGTAGTTTAACTATTGATATTACACATTTAAATGTGTATAATGAATATATCAAAGGAACGGAGGAAAGAAAATGTTAAAGATAAAAGAAATGATCAACGCTGAGGAAATCTACAATAAATATCACTGGTCCGGCGATGGCGATTGGAATTTTGTAGCTGTTCGCATTCAGGAAGTTCCGTTTGAACTGGGTGAGATTGATCACGTTTCCCACGTATGGGTAGACGGAAACGAAACCGATGAGGAGCTGGCGGGTATTTGCGGGATCAATGTAAAAGATTTGCAATACGCAGGCGACTACTACGGAGACTATGCTGCTATCATCTGCGGGGATTGTGCAATGGGCGGCGAGGACATGGGCGAACTGATCATCGAGGACCCGGTTGTGGTTGAGATTTTGGCGTAAGGAATATACCGACCGGCGGCGGTCCCGCCGGAGAGAGCGAGGAGAAAAATGACAGTAGAGATTAAAACAAATGGATACTCAGCCGTAGCCATTCAAGAAATGATATCGAAATTTGAAAAGGCAGCCAAGAAACTTTTCCCGGATTGTAAAATTAGACACTTCTATTTTGGGGACTATGTTGATATGGCCGATATTGTTTTGAGGCCCGGAGAGTATGCGCATTTCAATATTTGTAGCAATCGTGTAAGCCTATGTGGTTACACGTGCAGCGCCGAAGATCTTAGTAAATTTGAAAGTATGACGCATAACGACGAGTGTTACAATGGGAAACTCTTTGAGCTTTCGAAATAATCACTTCCCCGCCCTGGCCGGGAAATACCTGGGAGCAAATGGCATAGAAAACAATCGATGAAATGTGGAGGACTTCCGAAAGGAATGTACTCTATTAAAAGTCCATGATATAATGAAAAGTATAGTGAATTTGGATTTTTTGGCCCTGATTCTTACCCCGGCGGCGATCCCGCCGGAGAAAAATAAATATTTCAAGGGAGGACAAAATGGATATCAATATTAAAGAAATGGAACTGGAAGAGCTCAAAACATTGCAATCCATGATTGCGGACGAGATCAAAGCGAGGAATGGTAGCGCCCTGGTGTTATACACGCATGGATGTAAAGGGGCGGCAAGTTACCATCTCGGAAAATACAAACACTGGGCAAAATTGGTTACGTCCGTTGATACCACTAAAACCAATGGCTATGCTTTTGCCGGGGAGTTTTTGGCGGTTACCGCAGAGCATAAAGTTCCGATTGGATCAGTCATCGTGGAAGTCTGCGGAAAAGATATTGACGGATATGTCATGGAAGCCACGGGGAAACATCATATGGCAAGCGGAAAAGTCAATAGTATGAGTGGATTTATCGATGAGATCGCAGCGTTATTTTGATTTATTCATAGCCCGAGATCGGTGGGCCGAGAACCGGGAAAAGACTTGACAATTTAAGCCCCGATTGGTACAATATAAACATAGCACATGCTATCGGGCGTATGCTCGTTCAGGATTTTGTCCTGTGGATTGAAATATGTAAATTGAAGTTTATGTTACAGAAAAAAGTGCCTGGAGTAATCTTGGCACTTTTTTCGCGCTGGTCCGGTGAAGTTTTAGCAGTCCGAAAATCTTGACAATTTCTGCCCTGCTTGATACTATATAGACATAGCACATGCTATCAGGCATATTGCCTGTTCAGAGGATTTTCCTCTGTGAATTGAAATCTATTTTTAAGAATTACTGGAAAAGGCGCTTGGAGTAATCCTGGCGCTTTTTTCGTGCTATTCCGGTGATCTCTCAGTGGGCCGAAAACCTTGACAATTCCTGTTCTGGCTGGTACTATATTGACATAGCATTTGCTATCAGGCATATTGCCTGTTCAGGGGTTTTCCCTGTGAATTGAAACATGTAGTTTAACATTTATGCAGTGGCTACAGGAAAAAGCGCTTGGAGTAATCCTGGTGCTTTTTTCGTGTTGGTAAGACGACATTTTCGCGAACTGAAAATCTTGACAATTCCGTCCCCGATTGGTACTATATAAACATAGCACATGCTATCGGGCGTATGCTCGTTCAGGACTTTTGTCCTGTGGATTGAAATTTATTTTTTAAAGTTTATGCAACAGGAAAAGGTGCTCAAATTATTCTGAGCACTTTTTCGTTGTGAGGTCCCCCATTTTGTGGTAATATAGAACCAGAGAGGGGTGATAGGATGTATTCGGCGAAAATATATTACACACCAAATTTTCGTACTCACGCGGAGACTGTGGATAATATCATTAACTGGGCGTGCGATGAAAACGGTGGGGTTACAATAGTATTCGGTGATCCGCACAATCCGACTACCATCAAGCGCCATAAGACGGACATCGAGGACGTACACATTTTTCTGGTCAATCCGGCAATATTTTGATGGAATAATTTGCCAGTAGCATCATTCTGGTACAAGCAGTATACTAATCCCAGACACGGGCAATGATGGCATTGTTCCCGCTGTCTGCCCGCCCCTGCCCGGCGGGCTTTTTTAATGCCTTAAAACTGCCAGGAATTGCCAGGCCATCCCGCGGGGTAAGGGCAGTATAATGAGGGTATGAGGATACTGCTTGATGAGATTATGGAGCAACGGAATATATCAGAACGGCAGGTGAGCGATCTTACCGGCCTTCCCCGGTCCCTGGTACATGAGATCAGGCGCGGATCACGCCCGCGGATTGACACGGTGGAGCAACTGGCTAAGGGGCTGGGGATCAGAATGAGAGACTTGATGGAAAGTGAGTATCTATGATGGACTGCTCAAAATTCCGAGCATAGAAATGGGCGCATGGAGCGCCCTATTTTTTTTACTCCGCCGCCAGCGGGGAGGAATTGTTGACGGTCAGATACCACTTGCATTCCTGCGCATAGAACCGCAGCGTTACCTCGTGGGTATGCTGCCCCGCGGTGGCGACACAGCGGAAGTCTGCATAATTCGCGTACCGGTTCGGCGCGGATACGCATTTACTGTCTATGATTTTGTAGGCTGGTGCGCCCTTGTCCAGGGAGAGCCGCAGCCACAGCGGCAGGACCTTCCCGTCAGGATTGAAGGACGCGATAACGTATACCCGTTTCGTCATGTTTGTATCACCTCATTCTTATTATACAAACATACGTTCGAAAAATCAACCGTGAAAATAGTGATTTAGGCGTGAAAGCTGTGTCGAATATTGATATCCGTACACTGAGTACGGGACGATATTATGCCACCAACTGTACCAATCTACCTCCTAACTGGGTTGCCGCATATTTGGACGTGGAGCGACTGGACGATCTATGGTGCCGTATTACTGCCTGGCCGCCGTATGATGGGCTGGAGTCACCACAAATTATTAAATGTTATGGGGGGACTTGGGGGACTTGGTGGGTTTTATTCGCAAGTGACACTATAGCACTTTTGGGCTTGATAGGTGCCGATTTTCTATATGATCCCAATACAGATGCATGTATTGTAAAATGGAGAATTAGCCATACCCTGCATTATCAACTTGTATTAAGCTCAACAGGAATTTCGTTCGACCGTTGGGATGGAACAGCCTGGATTAACGTATGGAGAAAATGATCATATAAAGTATAAACGTGCACTTGTCAACAATACAGTTGACGGCTATGGGTATATAACGGACTCAGATGTTACAGCAAACAGCATTATAATGGCGAATATAGAGGGGATAGGAGCGGTGTACATAACCGGATCATATGTTACAGGCAATAACATTACGTTTTGGTTTAGCGAAAAAAAACCGGACAGTATTATGTTAAGTATGCCATTCTCAACCTGTAAAGCAATCAATTAACTATCCACGTTCCACCGCCAAAGAAATAGGCATTATCTTGTGTAGCTATGTTGGTATACAATGTGACATTCCCAGAATTATCTATCCACATACGCTTATCTGAAGTATCTCCAACTATCATTGCATGGCATTCTTGTGATGCTGCCAATGGACGCAAATTTTGTGGTAATCCTATAAGCATAGTTTTATTCGTCTGTGCTGCTATTGGAGCTAATTGTCCCATTATAGATAATGTACATACCATTCCGGTTTTGATGATTAAAGCTTGATTGAGACTTGTGAAAACACCAGGTGTCACATACGCAGCAACATCAATGGGTTTCACCGCTAAATCACTAATTACATAAGAAGTATATTAGAACAAAAAAGCCTCAAAAAAGGGTGAGAAAGAGTGCGGAAAAATATTATCATTAGCGACAAAATAGATACACGAAAACCCTTCTAACCCTTGAAACTACGTTGTTTTTTCTTTCAAACCCATTAACATTTCTTTAAA